TGATCTGAATCTACCAAAAGGAGTTGTGTTGGCTTCTTTGTATGATAGTACAGAAGATACTTTGAAGATAGCTAAGGATTTAGTAGATGCAATAATAGAAATACCTGATACAGTAAAAGAAAAAATAGACGAAATAATAGAAGACTTACCAACTAAAGAAGATATTTTGCCAGAAGGTATTGATGAAAGAAAAGCTTTAGGTGATTTCCAAGATTGTAGAACAGGATATCAGAGAGATACTCCAAGTTATTTAAGAAATAGATTAACAGAAGGGATCTACATTACTGGTTGTATGGTAAGAAAAGGATACACTCAGAAATTTGTTGGAGAATTAATTAAGAGGTTTCTTGACTAATGAACGACGAAACATTCGCAGCGATCTGGGTATTGAGCTTTTTGCTTTACTTGGTCATTTATACTTATTGGATACCGTTAAAAACACAGAAAAGAATCGAGACTTGGTTACTAAGTGAAGAATCAGATGATACATTAGTAGAAGCTCTAGAAGTAATAGTAAGAGAAATAAGAAAGACAACATTACAAGACTTTGAAGAATTTATGCTGCCAAGAGCTAAAGAAGCAGCTCAAAAGTTTTGGGCCGGTGCCATGGGTAATGCTGCTAAACAATTAGGAAAAACAGAAGAAGGATCACAATTAAACATGTTATCAGAAATGACTAAGGATCTAAGTGGGCAGCCGTGGTATATCCAAGCGGCTGCCTCCAAATTTCTGCCAATGTTACAAAACGCAACCGGTTCGGAGAAAGTGGCAGGATCTACAGTATCAAAAGGCTTGGGAATACGCAAATAACCCAGTTTTACGCAAAGATAGGACACTGTAGGTACATTCTCCATACTCACACCTACCTAATCCCACTCTCCAGCATTACGGCGATTGCACCTGAAACACCGTACCACGTACCGGCTAGCTGATCCTCGCATACAATTACAGGTTCTGTTCATCTCTAACAATAGTCTCCATGCGTTGCCTAACAATATCTACTATGTCTCCGGAAAAAAGCATAACGATCTTAGAAAGTTGCTTTGCGTATTCTTTCTCGGTCACTTTTCCCTTCCCTCAATTCTTAAACCATATCCTTGGGACTTTTTCATATCGACTTTATAGATTATGTTAAATTCCTTTGCTTTTAAACCCCCGTCTGCAATCCACTTGGCCAATGTACTATCCAACCCACATCTTAGGATTGTATCAGTACCTTCCTGATGCTTGTAGTTCTCATTGGAATGTTCTTTTAAATGAACATTGATCCCTAGGTATTTATGTTCATTTCCTTTCGAATCGGACTTGGTGAAGTTGTCGTCTACACCTCCGATGAAGCGTAGGACAGCATATTCGCTATCCCATAGTGCAAAACTTGATACCTTTTGGTATCCTGCTAATAAGTCATCGCTCATATACTTGAATAATGATGGTAGATAATAAGTGTTTGGATATTGAAAAAGGTTATATAATGGATTTGGCTATACAAACTCAATGGCATTACGAGCAAAGAGAGCAAAGAACGGTCGAATGATGTACTTCAAAGATAATAAGCTTATCTCGAAGTCTAAATTTTTAGCTGCAAGGTCTCGCTCAAAGACTCGGAAATCTAGATCTCCAGCTCGTAAGTCCACTAACGGAAGTAAAAAAATGGCACGTAGATCAATTCCGCACCCATCGGTCACAGGTATGGCCAGTGGACTAGCAATAGCTTCATACCTGAACGCAGGAAAAACTACAACTGGTAGTTTTGGTAGAACCAATATAACTGATGGAGTTCTAAAAGATATAACAGATGGAGAATTAGGTAAAGCACTTATGACACTATCTGGTAATGCTGTAGATATGATTGGTAGTGATACTGGTCGTAAAACTTTAGTTGGTGCATCCGTAGTTGCAATGGCTGGAGCTTTTGCACGAAGACAATTCCCTAATCTTAAACTTGGAGGTTCTAAGTTATACTTTAGGGTATAAGGAAAAATAACAATGGCTATCGTAATCAGTAGATCAGCACCAGCAGGGACCTTGACCGGATCAACATCCTTCATATCCCTTAACCAAATCGCAGGAAGTTCAGTAAGCAGTTCGTTTACTGTACCAGCCGGAGTCTCGGCTATACGACATATCTCAATTTCTCAGGCAGCAGATGGAGCTGGAGAGGAATATGCAGGTTTAGTTTCTATATCTGGAAACGCTATGAGAGATGGAAGTGCAGTATTTTCAGCAGGTGGACAAAACACAATGGGAACCTCAACAGGTTCAAATATGAATTTCGTACAACAAGATACTAACCTATCTGTACAATCTGGAAACAGTTGCGAAATCGCTTATGCACAAGTCGGAAGTACAGCAGCAGTAGACGTTGCAGTCACTTTGACTTTTGAATAATGGCTAAGACCAATTTTGCACCATGGAGTGCAGAAACTGCCCAAGGAATTAAAACAGATCCAGTAGATTCCAACATTAAAGTAAGGCAGGAAGTAGTACCAGCAATAACAGTTGGTACAGTTAATGCTTTGACTGGTGAATGGACAGGAATAATAGAAAGCGATACTGCTTTTACTATAGACACAACACATGCAGGTGTGCCAAATGGTGCTTCAGTATTATGTCCACAAGCCCAACCCGATTTTATTGATATGACAGGTTATAGTGATATATTTATAGCAATTAAAAATAGTAGTGGTAGCACTTTTGCTATTCAAGCAGTTATGGGGCCAGATACACATGCCTTTGCTAATTTAACCCCAGTCAATGCCGCTGCAGGATTAAGGGGTCAATTAGTAGTAGGTGATCAAAGTAACTTATTGAGTGATACAAACGAAAGTTTACAAGACGGTGTATGGAATATATTTTATATTGGTAATGTATTGAAAGGACAAAAGTTATTACAGTTTAAGATTACCAATAGTAGTGGTGGTAATAGTGATATTCAATTTGCTTCTTTGCGTGTCGTATGAGCAAAAAGAAACCTATTGATATTAACTGGACAAAAGTAGCTGAACTTGGGATGCCTGTAATAGGTCCATTTATTCAAGGTGCTTTATGGTATGGTTTTGTCAACATTGATTCTAGAGCTCAGGCTTTAGGTAGATTGATAGCAATAGCTGAGATAGTTCCTGCCGTTGATCTGAATCTACCAAAAGGAGTTGTGTTGGCTTCTTTGTATGATAGTACAGAAGATACTTTGAAGATAGCTAAGGATTTAGTAGATGCAATAATAGAAATACCTGATACAGTAAAAGAAAAAATAGACGAAATAATAGAAGA